CCGAGGCCGTTCGCTGTCGACCCTGACCATGCGATCCCGCCCACTTCTGCCCACGCTGACCCGTTGTAGAGGTAGACCTTGTTTGTGTCCTTCAGGTACGACACCTGGCCTTCAGCGGGCGAACTGATCGCCGACGAGCGCGCCGACGCGTCGTTGTGGACCGTCACCACCTGATCCATGAGATAATTTTGGACGTCGGCGGTGGCGGTTAGAACCGCGCCGGCGCTGAATGTTTTCCAACCACTGGGTGCCATCGTTTCTCCTATGGGGCGAGTTTGTTCGCGTCGAGCAGGCCGTCGATTTCAGAATCCAATATAAAGAACTGGGATGCGCCGCTGCCGCTCGTCGTGACGCGCATCGTCCAATCTGCCGGGGTGATGTCATGCCTCACGCCTTCACAGCGGACGACTTCCAACAGGTCTGTGCTTGCGCCGGCTGGTCGGAACCTCACCGAGAAGCCGTCCCACACGCCCATTTTGACGACCTTTTCGGCTTGGGCTTCGGTCATGGCGCGCGGCTTGCATTCCATCGCCGAGATTCTGAGCGCCGGCGTCGAATGGAGAGCGACGAAATTCGTGCAGGCTTCGAGGACGTCGGCGTCGTTCAGGTTCAAAAGGTTGCGGCGCACAATGGTTCGTATCCCGTAGGCGGGCGACCCGACGACGTTCTCCAGATATGTCTGGTCGTTGCCGGTCGACCCGGCATAGATGCCGCGCGTGTAGAGCAACTCGGCACCGAACTGGGTGACAATTGAAGTAAAAGGCGGCGTGTCGGTCGTGGTCGACGACCCGCCGAACGTCAAACCGGTCGCAGATGACGACGCGTACCGCTTCTTATAGGTGAGGACGTTTCCGCGGTTCGCGGCCGTTGCCGCAGCCGCAGCAGGTATCCCGTGGCGGCAGTAGATGGCGCCGTCTTCGGACTGTGCGAGGCGCGCCAGGTACGTCGACGTTTGGAGGCGCGCGACCGTTTCGGCGGCCATCGTGATCGACGAGGTGTCGACCGCCCTGTCCAGCGGCGACGATTCGTTCGGATAGGCGACCTGGGCGTTGTCGAGCACGGCGGTGAAGCGGGCCGAACCGACCTGCTCAGCGAACGTCGCGTTGCCGGTTACGCCGTTGATGTTGTCGACCAGTTCGGTGCGGGCCAGTTTCGACAGGCCGTCGGACGCTTTCACGACGAGGGTCGACTGGGTTTTGTCGGGGAAATGGACGTCTACGTCGTCGCAGAGGCCGCGAAACAGCGGCGTCGAGTTGCTCGCCGAGTTGAAGTTCACGGCGACGCGCACTTCGGCGTTTATCCACTGGGCGTCCGAGTAGGTGCCGCCGCCCAGCGGCGTATATTTCGCGTCGTCGTTGTTCAGGGCGATGCGGCATGTCCCCGCCGTGAACGTGTCCAGGACTCTGGAGCGGCCGACGTCGATTTTGATGGCGCGAACGTCGGAAGTCACATCTCGCAGCGACGCTCCGAGGATGATTTGGACCGAAAAGGTGGGCGTGGCCATCGGCTAGTTAGCGCCCTGCTGCCAGTGGGGCGGTAGCGGGCCGTTCAGAGCGACGTCCTGGCCTATCGCGTCCATGACTTCGGTAGGTGACACGCCGGTGATGTTGAAAGTATTGTTTACGGTCTGTGGTGTACCCGGCGGCCCTGTTTGGCGCGGCGCCAGAAACCTCGAAAAGTCCGAGGTCGGATCGGACAGCATCCTAAGCGCCTGTTCCGCGTTTAGGCCCGTGTTCGTATTTATGGCGGTAAACGAACTCGGCGGCATCCCTTGGAACCCGCCAGCGGCAGCGGCAGCGGGAGCCGTTCCTGGCGGCCCTCCGATGAGCGCCGGGGACGGCACGACAACGCCGGACGACACAACAGCGTCAGCGAGGTTTTCCAGATCAGACACAATGTTATGGACGTTGGTCGCTGGGGTGCCTGTCGCTTCTTCTGCTGGGCGACCGGCGGCGCGGCGACCGCGACCCGCAATCGTTTCAGGGTCGAACGGGTCGTTGTCTTCCAGCGTGTCTTCGACGCCGTTAATAAATTTCCATGCGGCGCCAATAGCCGAAGCCGCAAAGTTAAGTTCCGCTGACGCCTTCCACGAATCCCAAAACTCGAGGTCGTTAATCTCCTCCTCAGGCACGCCGCGGACCGCGTCCAGCATTCCCTGGACAAGACCCGAGCCGACTACCTTGCCGGCCAGCACGCCCCCCTCATACCATGACGGGTCTGACCAAAACTGCTTGACCGCTGGCAATACGGATTCGTTTAGGTGCGTCACTATTGACGTAAACGCCGGCAGGAGCGCCGTACCGATCTCGGTCTGGATGTTGTCCCATTCGCCGGCGAGGAGTTTCGACTGGTTCGTAGCCGAATCCGCGGTGCGTGTGAAATCGCCCATCTGGATCGACGTCTGCTCCAGAATCACCGCGTAGGCGGCGAGCGCTTTCTGCTGCGGCGTCAGCGCGTCCTTCGTGCTGGTAATGATCCCTTTCTGTAACGCTTTGGCTTTCAGGGTGGCGGCGTCGAGCAGCACACCGAACCGGCGCAGCGGTTCAGCCTCGCCGCGGAGACCGGCCTGAATCGCTGTCAGCGTTTCCTCGACAGACGCATCATTAAACGACGACATGTCACCGGCGAGGCCGACCAGCGTGGTCGCCATTTCGGCCGAATCGGAGGCGGTCATCCCCATAGCGGTGCCGAGCGTCCCGATCACGCCGGTCGCTTCCAAAGCGGCGCGTTCGGTGACGCCGAAACTATGCAGCGACGTTTCCGCGAACGCTTCGATCGCTTTCGACGATTCGCCAAAAACGACGCGGTTCTTGCTTAGCGATTCCTCCATCGACGCGGCTTTGTCGATCATGGGTTTCAGGGCCGCAGCCGCACCGACAGCGACACCGGCGAGGGCGCCGAACCCGATGCCGGCCATACGGGTCGCCTGCATCATCTTGCCGGCCATAGTGTCGGCGCCGCGTGACGCATTCTTGAACGACCGAACCAACTTGTCGGCGCGGCCGACCAGGTTGACGGTGAGCGTGCGGGTTGCCATCAGAGTCCCCTAAGTACCTTTTCCATTTCGAGGTTGTATTGGCGCCGGATGAACTTCTGCATCGACTTGATGACCGGAAACACAACCCAGCCGCCTTTTTTGCGCGGTCCGAACTTGTTGCCGGTACGCCGACCGAGGCGGTCCGTAATCCGGTCCGATCCGAACTCGACGCCGCCTTGGACCTCCCACAGTTTTACAGACTTATCGCCCCGGTAGCGGGGGCCTCGAAAGTTTCTTGCGCCCCCGATCTTGATTTTCGGGGTGGTTCCCTGGACTGCCTTCACCGACGGTAGAAACTTGGCGTATTGCCTAACGTGGTATGGGTCGAACAGCGCGGCGCCTCGGATCTCGACGACGACCCGCTGAGCGATTCGCTGGTTTGCCTGCCGAGCAGCCTTTTTTGTGTCCTTGTCGACGTACCGGAGGCGCTTAGCGAACTCGCGAACCTCGTCGAGTTTCATCGTTACCGGCTGTTTGCTCGAGCCGGTCAGAAGGTCGAAGTCGTTGGCCATTAGCGCCGCTTGCTCGCTTTCTCCTGCTCGTCAGCCTGAAACTCCAACACCCGGTAAAGGGCGCTCAACACCTCCGGCGGGCACTCGATCAACTGCATGGGGCCTATACCCGTTCGGATTGCCAACGCGGCAACCTGGACGGTCAGGGCGTCCCATCCAAAGGGACCGCGTCGTCCTCGTCGCCGACCGCTTCGATATCCTCTAGGGCGTCGAGCCATGTGTCGAACGGCTTGACCGCTGGGCCGTTGCCGGCTTGCGCTTCCTGCCATGCGGCACGATGCGCCAACCACGCGAGATGCTCGACGCGAACCTCCGACATGGCTTTGCCGATCCCGAGCGACCAGTGCCGCTCAAAAGCGACGATGGCGGCAGGGCCGGCAACCAAAAGCCGTTCGGAGCCGTCGTGGACGATCCGCAAACTGATTTTCATGCTGTTTTTCATGATGCCCCTCTGTTCGGGTTATGACGTTGCGCGGGTAATTGCGCCGGTTACGGGCCAGGAGCAACTCAGCGTCGCTAGCGCCCCCACCTCGGCGTTCATGGGCGTGTACTGGGTCACGAGCACGGTTCCGGCGTAGGACGGATTCGTTGCGCTGACTGAGGCGCCGGTCGCCTTGAACACGAAGGCGGTCGTGGTCCCGACGAGGCCGTTTAGCGTCGCGTCGACCTCTGAGGCGGCGTAGTCCTGGTTAAAAGTGACGTTCAAAGTCGCGTCGCCGAGGCCCGCGATACGCGTGCGGACTGTGTCGCCGAACGCTGTGGTCTCGACGTCGTCGTAGTTGATTTCCAGCGAAGCGCTCGTCATGTGATCTGAGAGGTCGACGCTGTTTATTGTGAGAACAGCCGCAGCGCCCCCGATTAGTTCAGCCATTGTTTAGCCCTCCTCTGGGCGCTTGCCGGCGGTCAGGTGACCACCGTCGATAAGTTGCTGGGCCTGCTCGTCAGACATGTCCGACGAAAACGTTTCTCCCGGTTCGTGACCGGCGACGGCGTGATTACCGACGACGGTGTATTCGTGCTTCTTCTTAGCCATTACGCGTAAACCTCCACTTGAAAATTCGCTCCGATGTAGTCGGTTTCATTGGCCGTTAGTAGGCCGTAACTCGTCATCTGTGTCACCTGGCAGGTGCTACAGGCGCCCCCGAGGGTGACGTCGCCCTCGATGAGCGCCCGAACCGACCCGGAACCTGAGATCAGCCCGTCGAGTAGCGCCTGATTTGACGCGGTGTCGAACCGCTGAGCGATGACGGTCACCTGAAACGTCAACATCTCCAACCCGTTGCCGAACGCCTGATGGTAGGTCGCCATATCGAGGTCGACGACGGCGCATGGCGGCGAAACGGTGTCCGGCATCGTGGCGGCTATCTGAACGAACGTCGAACTGGTCGCCAGACGGGTTTTCAACCCGGCGCGGATCGCCGCTATGTCGGCCATCAGGCGATTCCTGGCCGCCGGTAGTCCATCAACAGGTGCGCGATGTCCGGATCGGACCGCGAGATCCGAACCGGCCCGAAGTCCCCCACGCCGATCACCCCCATGGGACTGGCGCGGCGACCATAGAGGCGGCTCGAATACATGAGCGCCGATTGTTTGACGGCGTTCGGTACCGACGGCCATCCCCATTTCGCGGTTACCTCGACGGATGCGAGGCCGTCGCCGTACACCGGAAACAGGTAGTCGCCGACCGCCCGCAAATTGAACGCGGCGCGGCCCTTAGCGAGGCTGTTCAACGGTTCGACCTGATAATCGGAACTCGACCAGGTGGTGTCGAACGCGCCGTCGCCGCTGGTGTCGGTTTTGACGACCAGCCCGGTCAGGGTGCTGATGTCGTCGGTTACCGCCAAATACGGCTGCGCCCGGTACGTCCGAGCCGACGCGGCGCCCGCAGCGGTGAACACGCGGCCGCACAGGTCGTCGATCGCTTCCTCCGCGGCGTTGATCGCCAAATTCAGGAAGTCGTCGTCGGTCGACCCGGTGATCCCCAGCGCCGATTTCAGTTCGGATAGGGCG